AAAACTAAAGATGAAAATGTATGGTGGGAAGAAGTAACTGATTCTGAATCATACTTCTTTGCAAATCTGAGTGGATATAGTGCAAACTTGCATAAACCATATGCTGTTTATTTAGAAAAGAGAAAATCTTTTAGTTCGGCAGATAATAAAAAGGATGAAGACGATTTAAGTTGGATGGACGGATTACTAGATTAGGAGGTTATACCATAATGAATAATTATAAAATTTATGCACATGTAAATAAAATAAATAACAAGTTATATATAGGTCAAACACAACAAAGTACAGAGATGAGATGGCAAAATGGGAATGGTTATAACCCTTATGATAATAATAAAAATAATCATTTTTGGAACGCTATTAAGAAATATGGATGGGATAGTTTTTTACATATTGTTTTAATAGAAAACCTATCTGCAGAACAGGCTTGTGTAATTGAGGGAGAATTAATTAAAAAACACAATAGCACAAATCCAAGTTATGGATATAATCTTAGAAGTGGTGGTTTAATTTCAAAACACTCTCAAGAAACAATACAAAAAATAAAGGAAAATCATGCAGATATTTCTGGCGAAAATAATCCTTTTTATGGTAAGCGTCATTCAGAAGAAACAATAAAAAAGATTAAAGAAACTCTTAATGGCAGGTTTGTTAAAGAAAAAAGTCCTGTTTACAAAAGAAAGCATACCGATAAAGAAATAGAAAGTATGAAAGGAGATAGACCTAGCGTTAAAGGCAAAAATAATCCTAGATCAAGAGAGATAAATCAATACGATTTAGAGGGAAATTTTATACGTTCTTATTGGGGATGTATGGAAGTTAAAGAATTATTGGGATATGATAATAGTGGAATCGCAAAATGCTGTAAAAGAAAAGTAAAAACGTCACACGGATATATTTGGAGGTATGCAAATGAATAACAATAAATTTATAATTTATCATTGCCATACTGATTATTCTAATACAAATGGCTATTCTGATTCTTGCACTAGTTATAAAGAGTATATTAAACTTGCTAAAAAGCATGATATGAAAGCTATTGCGTTTTCCGAGCATGGTAATATAGCTGATTGGGTAAAAAAGAAACAAGATTGTGATAAGGCAAAAATAAAATATATTCATGGTGTAGAACTGTATTTATGTACAAAACTAGAAGTAGACGAAAGAGGTTATCATATAGGGTTATACGCTAAAAATATTGACGGTGTGAGAGAGTTAAATTTATTGATGTCTTTAGCAACTTCGAAAGGTAAGAACGAAGATAAAACAGATAGACATTTTTATTATAATCCTAGAATTTCACTGGAAGAATTAATGAATACAAGTTCAAATATTATAGTAACAACTGCATGTCTAGCATCAATGTTATGGAAAAAGAGAAAAGATACTGATGGTTATTTTAAAATATATTTAGATTGGTTAGCTAAAAATAACGATAGATGCTTTTTAGAAATACAGTATCATGACTGCAATGATCAAAAGGAATACAATGCTCTATTATGGGAATTAAGTAAAGAATATAATATCCCGTTAATAGCAGGAACAGACACCCATTCATCTACTGAATACAAAGCCGCATGTAGAAAGATTTTACAGAAATCAAAAAATAGTGATTACTCAAAAAAGAAAAAAGCAAAAATTGAAGAAGATGAAAATACAGATACAAACGAGACAGATAATAGTTTTGAGGAAGAATTTGATTTAACATGGAAAACATTAGACGAATTAATTAGCAAATTTAGAGTTCAGAATGTACTACCAGAAGAAGTATATTTAGAAGCTATAGAAAATACAAATAAATTTTCAGACTTAATAGAGGATTTTAAACTTGACAAAACATTCAAATATCCAAATCTCTATGGAGACAATGTTTCTAATTTATTTAAAGACGAAATAATGCGAAAATATCAAGATAAAATAAATAAAAAAGTGATAGATAATAAAAATCCTAAATATAAACTAAATATACAAGAAGAATTTTTAGCATTTAAAAATCAAGGAATGGAAAGTTTTTTATTGTTTATGTCTGAATTAGTTGATTATTGCAATTTGAATGATATACCTTATGGTTTTTGCAGGGGTTCTGTTGGAGGAAGCACTATTGCATATATATTAGATATTATTGATGTTGACCCTGTAAAATGGGAAACAGTTTTTTCAAGATTTTGTAATGCTGATAGGGTAAGTTTAGCAGATATAGATATAGATTTTGCACCAAAAGACAGAGCGAAGGTTTATGAATTTATTATTAAAAAGTTTGGATCTTCTAAGACATCTTATATAGCACAATTTGGTACGCTTCAAGATAGAGGTACTATTGATGTATTAGCTAAAGGATTGGATTACAAGGATTTAGATGCAGTTGCTAGTATTAAGGATAAATATGAAAAGATATTCAAGGAATACAACGACATAATACAATCTGAAGTAAATTTAGAAGAACTTGATCTAGAAAAATCATCAGTTGACTTTGACAATCACGAAATATATGCTAACCAAATTAGAAGTCAAAAAGCTAATATTAAAGCCAAAAAGTTGTATCAAAATTTTCAAGATTTAAAAGAAAGTAATAAAGATTTATTTTATTACTTTGATGGTATTAAGGGTACAATTATTTCAAAAGGACATCATCCTAGCGGAATGATAGGTTCTCCAATCACATTGCAAGACAATTTAGGTGTATTTTATAGTGGTGGAGATGAAAGTTTTCCAGTCTCTACATGTGCAATGAAAGCAGTTGATTCTCTTAATTATGTTAAGTTTGATATATTGGGTTTAAAAACAGTTGGTATAATGAAAGATACATATAAATATATTAATTCTCATTATTTAAAATCTCATGAGATTGACTGGGACGATAAAAATGTATGGAATGATATGATTATGTCAAAAATTGGTGTATTTCAGTTCGAAAGTGATTTTTCTTTTTCTTTATTAAAGGAGTTTAAACCGAAAAGAATAAATGATATGTCTTTAGTTAACGCATGTCTGAGACCTTCTGGTAAAAGTTATAGAGATAAATTGATAGCAAGGGAAATCAATGAAAATCCTTCCGAAGAAATTAATAAACTTCTAAATCAAAATAATGGATTTTTAGTATATCAAGAAGATACAATTAAGTTTTTAACAGATATTTGTGGATTTAATGGATCTCTTGCAGATACTACTAGGAGAGCAATTGGTAAAAAAGACACAGATTTATTGAACGAACAATTACCTAAAATATTAGAAGGGTATTGCGGTAAGTCTTCAAAACCAAGAGAAATAGCAGAAGAAGAAGCAAAACAATTTCTCCAAATTATCGATGACAGCTCGGAATATCAATTTGGATATAATCATTCCACTGGATATTCGATGAATGGATATGCGTGTACTAGACTTAGAACATATTACCCACTTGAATTTACTACAGCATATTTAAATAACGTTGCAAATAAAGAAGATATACAAATGGGTACTGAACTAGCAAAAGAAAAAGGTATTAAGATTAAATCAATCGAGTTTGGAAAATCTATTGGAGAATACACTTTTAATAAAGAAACGAATACTATTTATAAAGGCATAGAAAGTATTAAATATTGTAGTTTTAAAATAGCAACCGAACTGTATGAATTAAGAGATAATAAATATAATACATTTGCTCAGTTGTTAACAGATATCTTTACAAAAACATCTGCGAATTTGAGACAACTAAAAATATTAACTGGTTTGGGATTCTTTAAAAAATTCGGCAAAAATAAAAAACTATTGCAATATCTAGATATATTTGAAAAGTTAAATGGAGTGAAACAAATCAATAAGTCAAAAATACAAGAAATGGGTTTGACTGAAGAATTACTAAAAAAGTATAGTAATAAGGAAACGACAGCGTTATACAAAGAATTGGATATAGTTGGTTTAGTTACAGAGTGTACAAATAATATTGAAGATAAACCTCTATCAGTTAAGGAACAAGTTAAATTTGAAAAAGACTATTTAGAATATGTTGTATATGTAAATGAAAATGTTGGAAGCAAATATTATATTGTTGTTGATTATACTACTTATAATGATAAAAGAAAACCATACGTTACGTTAAGACAAATACAGACTGGTGATGAAGTTAAAACAAAAGTGAAAGACCCACAAATATATGTAGAAAATCCATTCGAATTATTTAGTGTACTAAAGGTAAATGAATTCAATCAGCAGTTTAAAACAAAAAATATAGGTGGAAAATGGCAAAAAACAAATGAAATAGAAGATATATTATTTGATTATGAGGTGTATTAATTGGCAAGTAAAAATAAAATAATTTATGAATTCAAGGGAGTCGTAGTCGCAAACCCCTACAATACAGATGATTATAAAATATACGCTCTAGAAGTTGATGATACCAAATATCCACATATAACAAAAAACACATATGGCAATGTCAGCATTCTAGGAAATTTACCTGATCTTGAAACAGGTATAGAATACTCTATAAAAGCAGAAGAAAAGGAAGGAAAAAATGGAATATCGTATAAAGTAATTAATATAGGAAGGGATATGCCTAAAACAGAGACATCAACTAGATTGTTTTTACAAAGCATATTAGATAGTAATAGTCAGGTTGATGAAGTGATGAGGGAATATCCAGACATTATTGATAGAGTTATCAATAATCGTTTAGATGATATTGATCTAAAGAAATTATACAATATTGGCGAAGTTAGATTTGACGTAATCAAAAGGAAAATTATTGAGAATTTTGTATTAGGAGAGTTAGTTACAGAATTTAAAGGATTTATTGAATTCAAAATATTAAAAGCATTATATGATAAATATGGTTCAGTTGATAAGATTAAAGAAAAATTACAAGACAATCCGTACATGTGTTTATGCGGATTATCAAGGATTTCATTCAAGAAAGCAGATAAAATACTCCTTGAATTTAATAAAGATTGCATTGCAACAAAAGCAAAAGGAGAAAAACCACCAATTGATTTTACTTTTGATTTACAAACTTCTAGTCAAAGACAAAAATCAGCAATTATGTTTTTATTAGAAGAAAATGAGAATGATGGGAATACTAAAATGGAAGTTAAGGAGTTAAGGAAACAATCTGAATCATTAGCAAATAAATGTATTGAGCATTTTGTTGATATTGTTAAAAGTGATAAAGATATTCATTTTGATAAAGTAAATAAAACTGTGGCATTAGAGGAAACATATCAAACAGAAGAATATATTGCTAAGAGAATTCTAGAAGGTTTGAATGTGGATAATAAATGGAATATTGATACTGAAAAATATAAGAATAATGGAGATATTACTCTCACAGAGCAACAACATAAAGTTTTACCTATGGTGTGTAATTCTAATGTGTGCATTCTCAATGGTTTTAGTGGAAGTGGAAAGAGCGCTACAACTAAATCTTTGATTGATATGTTGAACGATAATAATAAATCATTTTGTTTGTTTGCTCCAACTGGTCGTGCGGCCAAGATCCTTGGTGAATATGCAAAAGAACCTGCATCTACAATCCACAGAGGGTTATTATATAAACCTCCAGTATGGGGATATAATGAAGAATCTAAATTGTCATATTCTATCGTCTGTGTGGATGAATTTTCTATGTGTGATGTATTTTTAATGAAGCATTTATTAGAGGCAATTGATTTCTCTAAAACTAAATTATTGATGATAGGCGACAGTGCCCAAGTGCCTTCTGTTGGTGCAGGTAATGTTTTTTATGATCTAATTAATTCAAATCTAATTCCAATAGTTTCTCTTACTCAAATTTTCAGATATGGAGAAGGAGGAGTATTAACTGTCGCAACGAAAACTAGAAATAGCGAAAAATTCTTAGCAAATTCTCAAAATCCACAAATATTTGGTGATGACAAAGGATATATGTTTATACCTATGTTACAAGAAAATATAATGAAAAATGTGGTTGCCCTATACAAAAAACTATTATCATCTGGAACTTCCAAAGAAGATATAATGATTTTATCATCTTATAATGTAGGTGATTACGGAACTGTTGCTATAAATAAACATCTACAACCTATAGCAAATCCTAACGTATTATCAGGAAATATTTACGTTCAACTTGGTGAAACGAAATTTTATGAGAATGATCTTGTCATTCAATCTGTGAATAATTATAAAGCAATAAGATATAATGATGATTTTATAGATGAAGATGATAAAACTTTTGTGGCAAATGGGGAAATAGGCAAAATAGTAAAAATCAAGAATGGTAAATTAATTATTCAATTTGATGAAGTTGTTATTTATAATAAAAGTGATTTGATTAATATTAAGCTTTCATATAGTATTTCGATATTAAAGAGCCAAGGCGGTCAATGTGAAAAGGTTATTATGATTACCCCTAAAGCTCATACCTTTATGCTCAATAGTAATCTGATTTATGTATCGCAAACGAGAGCAAAACAAAAGGTATTTCACTTTGGAGAAATAGAAACAGTAAATAGGGCTATTAAGAAAAAAGCAGATTTCAATAGAAAGACACATCTTAAAGAATTACTACTTCGTTAAATCTATTGATCTGAATACTAAAATAAAATTCCTTGACATCACATTCCCCACATGCTATAATATTCACAGGAGGTAAAACAATCATCTTAATCTCAATAAATAAACTATATTAATCAAAGGAGGTGAAAAACAAAAATGAATCCCACAAAACTCATCAATCGCATCGATGGTCAATGGACTACTTGCACTTCTCAAGAATACAATTCCCAAGACAAAGCAAATTTTATGTTCAGCAAAAGTAATCTAACCAATACAACTACATATTATAAAAAGATTGGTTAACAGACATAATTAAGAAACACAAATCATAAAATAATTATCATAATAAAGCAAGAGTTTGATCACATAGATTATTAGAATCACCAATCAAATTCTTGCTAAATCAAAAGAGGTGATACATAATGAAAATTCTAACAGATGCTATGGATGGATCAAAGTGGATAGAAATATCTAAAGAAGAATATGAATCAAATTATCATGATAAAATTAATTATATGCATTGTTTTGAGCAAGACACAGGTAAAATTGGTTATTATAAAAGAAATATTCCAAGAGAGTATGATGGCGAATATTTTGATATTAAAAATGAGAGGATTGAAGATTAACAATTGGCTAACATATCAATGTGTAAATTTATCGAGTGTGAAAAATCTTCTAGTTGTTTGAGAATATTAGCACCACTTGATGTAGAGCAAGTTTATATGAAATTTAAGAATATTTGTGGTGAATTTAATCAATATCAATGGTATTGGCAAGCACCAGATCATTTTATTGTTAAGAAAGAAGGTGATGAACAATCTGTATAAATAATTTAAATAATATTTCTTTACATGGAATTGACTTTAACAAATATGTAGTCATAAAACAAGATGATTTATATAAACACACATCAGAACAAGATAGCATTGATTTAGCTAGAATTATTAAAAATATTAGAGTTAGCAGAGTTAAGTTTGGAAAGAAAACTGATAATAAATATTTAGTGATTAATATTGACGAGGATTATGCTAAAGACGTTATTGAGATATTGAAGAAGAATAATCATTGGAAGTAAATAAGATAAAAGAAGATATTGATCGTATAGTTTATAAGAAAGAAGGTAAAAATAAATGGCGAAATATCGTAAGAAACCAGTAGTAATTGAGGCAATCACATTTGATGAATTTCTCACATATGGAAGAAATAATGGAGCAAATATAGTATGTGATATGCCTTGGTCGTTTAATTATAGTGGTCGTCCAGTTACTCATGAAAATGATGAATGTTATTTAATTCCTACACTTGAAGGAATGATGCGTTTCACTCCACAAGATATGTTGATCACAGGTATAAATGGCGAAATTTATCCTTGTAAGATTAATATATTCTTAAAGAGTTATGAAGAAGTAAAAGAGGAGAAAGAATGAAAAAATGTCCCAAATGCGAAACATTTAAAGAAGAATCTGAATTTTACATTGAGAAGAAAGGTAAAAATAAAGGGGAACCTACATCATGGTGTAAAGAATGTTCTAAAAATCAAAGTAAATCATATTATCAAAACAATAAAGAAAAGGCAAAAGAAAGTCAAAAAACATGGGTAGGTAAAAACAAAGATAAAGTTGCATTTATAAAAGCCAAATCTAATTATGGTATTTCAAAAGAAGAATATGATTCATTGAATAAAGTATGTGTTATATGTGGAAGTATAGATAATTTAGGGATAGACCATTCACATCAAAGTGGAAGAATTAGAGGAATGTTATGTGCAAATTGTAATAAGGGTTTAGGATTTTTTAAAGATGATCCAACTTTATTGTTAAGAGCATCGGATTATATTTTAGGGATAGCTACACCCGATATATTTTTAAAAAGATTTATGAAATAGTAAAGTTCTGAGTATAGAAATAAATAATATATAAGAATGGAGATAATATATGTACAAATTTAATGAGGTTGCAAATTACATATTAGAATCAGATTATCTACTAGAAAATGAAAATCCAGAACAAATGTTTATGAGAGTATCGAAAAAAATTGCTAGTGTAGAAAAAACAGAAGAATTAATACAATATTGGACAAATAGATTCTATAATACAATTGTAGAGGGATATTGGATGCCAGCAACTCCATTCCTAATGAATGCTGGTGTAAATAATATGCTATCATCATGTTTTGTTGTTGGTGGTTTAAAAGATGATTTACATTCAATTTTTTATACAAATGAAAGATCAGCAATTATCACTAAAATGGGTGGTGGTATTGGTTTAAATATTTCAAAATTACGTGAAAAAGATGCTAAAATAGTTTCAACAAAAGGTAAAAGTACAGGCCCAATTTCCTTTATGAAGGTTTTTAATACAACATTAGACGTAGTTATGCAAGCAAGACGTAGAGGTGCAGGTATTATTGTAATGGATATTTATCATTCAGATATTGAATCGTTTATTACAGTAAAATCAGACCACAATGAAATTAAAAACTTTAATATTTCAGTTCTTGTAGATGATAATTTTATGCAAGCAGTAAAGGATAATAAAGACATTGAATTAAAAAGTCCACTTGGATATGTAACAAAAACAATTAATGCTAGAGAATTATTTAATAAAATTGTTACTAATGCTAGATATCATTCGGAACCAGGAATTCTCTTCGGTTCTACCATTAATAAAGATAATCCTTGTGTTAAAAATCTTGGTGAAATTGACTCATGTAATGCGTGTGTAACTGGAGATACCTTAGTTTTAACTGATAAAGGATATTCTAGAATTGATTCTGTATTAGATAAAAAAGTAAACATATGGAATGGTACAGAATTTTCTGAAGTAACTCCTACAATTACAAATACTAATCAAAAAATATTATTAGTAAAATTTAGTGATGGTTCTGAATTAAAATGTACTCCTTATCATAAATTTCACGTAAAAAGTAATTTAGGTAGAGAGTGTTACACAAATAAAGTTCTAATTAAAGATGCAAAAGATTTGGAGATTAATGATAAGTTGGATAAATATAATTTCCCAATTATTGAAGGAGAAATGCAATTAGAAAATAAATTTATGTATACTTTGGGTGTATATGCAGGGGATGGATTCTACAATACGGAAAAGAATTGGCAATGTATTAGTTTATATGATGTTAAAAAAGGTTTATTGCAATATATTGATTGTCTTAATTCAAGAGATGAAGAAAAAAGTGATAGAATTCATGTTAGACTTTCCAATGATTACAAACCATACTCTAAAGAATTTGTGCCAGATCAAAACTATTCCATAGAAAATAGACTACATTGGTTAGCAGGGATCATTGATACAGATGGCACATTAAATTCAAAAGATGGTTCCATTGCAATAAGTTCTATTGATAGAAACTTTCTCAGTGATATTAAAATGATGCTTAATACATTAGGTTGTAATGCAACACTATCTTTAAATAAAAAAGCAACAAAAAAAGAAATGCCATTTGGAGAAAATGATACAAAAGAATATCAGTGTCAGGATTGTTTTAGATTACTTATAAATACAAGTAATGTGTATAAATTAATGCAATTGCAATTACATACTAATAGAGTTGAATTAATTGCAAATCCTAATAGAGATGCTAGTAAATTTATCTATGTAACTGAGATTGTCAATCAATCAAATATTGAAGAATCTGTATATTGTTTCAATGAACCTCTAAAACACAAAGGATGTTTTAATGGAATTGTTACAGGACAGTGTGGAGAAATTCCCTTGTATGATAATGAAGCATGTAATTTATCTGCACATAATCTACAAAGATATATTGATAAAAATGGGAATGTTGATTTCGATAAATTAGATTATGTTACAGAAACAATAGTAAGATTTTTAGATAATAGTATTGATATTAATAATTTACCAGATGAATTAATTGAAAAAGCTGTATTATTAACACGCAAATTAGGCATTGGAGTAATGGGATTAAATCCTATGTTGACATTAAAAGGATTAGCATATGATTCAAAAGAAGGTAGAATATTTGCTAAATCAATATTAAAAAGAATTACTGATACAGCACAGGCCTATAGCTGTAAATTAATTGAAGAAGGTAGAGAATTACCTGAAGGTTGGTATGGTAGCACATTTGAAGAACAGGGAATTAGAATTAGAAATTTATCAGTTACTTCTGGTCAACCGACAGGTGCTACACAATTACTTCTAGATGAAGAATGTGCAAGTTCAGGGGTTGAAACTTATTTTGCTATTGTGTTTAGACGTTTAATGAGAGAAAAAGAATACATAATGGTAAATTCTTTGTTTAGGGATATTGGAAATTCTGAGGGTTGGTTAAATGATAATATAATTAAAGAAATACTTGATAATAGTGGAAGTTGTCAAGGAATCAAGGGTGTACCTGAAAAATGGCAAAAACTATTTAAAACTTCTCTTGAAATATCATGGGAAGATCATATTAAAATGCAAGCAGAATTACAGCAAGTAACTACAAACGCTTTATCAAAGACAATTAATATGTCTCAAAATTCTACTGTCGAAGATGTTTATAAAGCATTTATGATGGCATGGGAACTAGGATGTAAAGGTACTACAGTCTATGTCCAAAATTCAAGGGAAAATCAAGTATTGAGTGCAGAATCACCAATTGAGGTTAATAAATATGTTCCAATTAATGAGACTTTAGATATTGCTAATTCAGTAAGATTAAAAGTAAAAACTGGCTGTGGTTCAATGTGGTTATTTTTAATATACAATGACGAAGGAAAATTGTGTGAAGTATTCTCTCAAAGTGGTTCCAGTGGTGGATGTCAGGGAATGACCATAGCACTCACTAGAATGATCTCTACGATGTTAAAAGCTAATGTTGATCCTTATGTAATCATCGAACAATTACAAAGTGTTAAATGCGATGTAAGCGTAGCAGCACATAAAAAAGATAAAGAGGTTGGTAAGAGTTGTGGGGATGGAATTGCTAAACAAATGATTAAATTCTTGAATGGAGAATTAAAACCTAGTAAAGATATAATTATTAAAACTGTAAAACCATTACAAATAGAATCTAATAAAGATGAAAAATTTAAATGTCCTGAATGTGGTGAATATACTTTAACAAAATATGATGGGTGCGTACAATGCACTAAATGCACATATCAACGTTGTAATTAGCAAAAATAAAATAAATGAAAAGAGGAAATAAATAATGATGAAGCAACAACAACAGGTAAAAGAATTTCAGGTGGCATTTAATCATCCAATCGCAAATACACCTACATTTATGGATAAAAAAAGAGCAAAAGCAAGAATGAGTTGGGTAATAGAAGAAGTAGATGAATTTCTAGAATCAGATAATGTAATTGATCAAGCAGACGCTTTAGTGGATTGCCTTTATTTTATTTTAGGAACGGCTGTGGAAATTGGTGTAGATTTAGAACCTGTATTCAATATTGTGCAGAAAGCAAATATGGCTAAACTTTGGCCTGATGGAAAACCCCATTATAGAGAATTGGATGGGAAAGTTGCAAAACCAGAAGGATGGCAAGCACCTGAGCCTCAAATTGAAGCAGAAATTAAAAGACAAATGAAGTAATTAATATGGAGAGGTTCAAAATACCTCTCCTACCTTCACAGAAAGGACTACAAACAAATTGCAAATAATAAATTGAGATGATTACTTTATGTCCGTAGCATACATATCATCGTTACGTAGTAAAGATCCAAGAACACAAGTTGGAGCATGTATAGTAGATAAAAATCATCGAATCATATCAACTGGATACAATGGTATGCCTAAAAATTGTCCTGATTCAGAAATGCCTTGGGAATCAAAAGAAGGATTATCAAGTAAATATCTATACGTCATTCACGCTGAACAAAATGCTATATTATATGGTAGAAATGACTTAAATGGATGTATTCTTTATGCAACATTATTCCCATGTAATGAATGTGCTAAGAGTATAGTCCAATCAGGAATATCTGAAGTCGTATATCTAAGTGATAAATATAAAGATATGGAACAAACAATTGCTTCTAGATTTATTCTAAATATGGCAGGAGTTAAATATAGGCAATTAGTTAGTAATATTAAAATAGAGATAAAATTAAATGGTAATTTAAAATAGAAAATACAAAGGAGTGGATTGAAGTAGAAAAGTTTAATGAGATATTAAAAAAGATAAAATCAATAGAAAATAAGCAGTCTAAATTAACCAAAGATAGAGTAGAATTGATGCTTAATCTTCAAGAATATTGTCCTCATGAAGATATTGCCGACTATTATGACACTGAGTGGCCCAATAGTGTTCACGTTAGATATTGCAAACTTTGCAAGAGTGAAAATGTTTAACATATCAAAGTGAAATTTAAAGTATTAAAAGAAAGAAGGAATACATAAATGTTAAAAAATAAATATTCTCTCGATAATATTTCCATTGAACCAAACTACAAAGACAAATGGACTCACGATGCTCTCAAAGATGGTGATTTTATTATGTTAAATGAAGTAGATTAGATGATAATCCTGATTTTAACGATTGTACTTGTTTTGTTAATTTTGACGATGTTAAGAAAGTAAGTAAATAGAAAGGAGAATAATAATATGATGGATAAAGAATTAATCAAAGTACTAAAACCAATTGAAGAAGTATTTAATGTCAACTTATTCACATTTGATGAAGCACTTGAATTTTACAAATCAGACGTTGAGGAATATAAGTCTTTTGTAAATCAGTCAATTGGCTTTATTCAGCAAGAAAGAAATGATGAAGAACTGTCTGTCAATGAATTAGGTTATATTGAAGGTTTGAAACTAGGAATTAAAGTAGTTGAAATGATTTTTGGTGGAAGAATTGAAGAAGGATTTTAGAAAGGAGTTGTTATTTAAAAATGAAACAATGTGTACATTTCGACAGTGGATGTGGAGAATCAATTGAATGTGATAAAGTTCAAGAAATATATGTTGATTTGTGTTATCAATGTAAAATTTCAGATTATATTGTCTTCATCAGAGACGAATTATAATACTCACAATTTCACTTAAATAAACATAAAATAAAATTGACAGAAGGGAGGTGAATAAATAGAAAGGAGAATAGTTCATAATGAAAGAATTAAAGGAATGGCTTATTAACGAAATAAATTCTATCAATATAGATTATCATAATGAAAGTGTTTATGCGTGGAATAAGGGGTTTAAGAAAGCTTTATTAGAAACTTTAGATGCTATTAAAAGAATTAAAAATGAAAAAATCAAATACCAAGAAATGATAGATTCATAGGTATTAAGAGAGGAGAATTTATTATCACAATGAATTTGAAGTTGTTTAATCTAATCAATTCAATCTATAAAATTTATTAATTAATAAAGGAGAAATCATAATGAAATACAATTATCTTTCAGGTAGAAGCGTCATGCCAAATGGAATCAAATCAATAGTCTTAAAATGCTATGAATGTAAGGAACCACAATCAAGATCATATCGCACAGAAGATGGTAAAAATATTTGTTTTTCTTGTAAAAGAAAAGATGAAGACGGATTATTAGAATTAGATAATTCCAATAAGGAGGAAATTTAATGGATATTCTACTCTACAATTCTAAAAATGAGGTAGTAACCGCATACACAACAAATGCAAATTACAAAAATGGCGAAACAATAACTATCAAAAATGAAAGTAAAAACTATAAAGTTGTTGATATTGAGAAATATAGAATAATGGGCCATTCAGAACGTGTTGCTTTAGAATTGAAAGTTGTAAAATAATTATTATTAAATAATTTATAAGGAGTGAATACAAATGGAAAAAATAAATGCCCAAATTACAGAACTTCAATCGCAATTAGAATCATCTCGTAATGAATTGTCAGAAATAAGAAAGGAAATTATTGGATTAGAAATCAAAAAGAATATTCGCCAAGTTCATGTTAAAGATTTAGAGAATCAAATTACTCAACTTAAAGCAGATCAATATAATAAGGAAGCACAGAAAAGATTAATTAATAAAGGATATGAGTATATTGGCAAAACTGACGAAATGAATTCACAAGGAATCTATGCAGAATGCTACATAGACAATGTCCATTTATTATTGTTTGAATATGGCAATGGAATAGGGTCTACATATGTAGGTGTTTGTCCTAAATGCGATGTCGCAATTGATTTTACTAAATATAAAACATGGTAATTTAAATATAATAAAATGGAGGATGATAACCTAGTGCTACTAACAAAGAAAATTGAAATGAACATAAATACAACAACAGTGAAATGGTATGAAAATAAAGGATATACAATACCAAAATCAATTGACATAAAAGGAATAAAGCATCTTAAAAGAAATACTAAAATTATAATAAAAGCAGAAGATTTGCCAGATGGGTCTCATATAACCGTAGATGTGGAATGTGATGGATGCGGAAAATTATTAACAGGGGTAATTTGGCAAAATTATAAAAAATCATTAAGAGAAGAAGAAAAATACTATTGTACTAAATGTGCAAAGAACGGATACGAAAAATGGATTAGCTTCTTTGAATGGTGTTACTTAAATTTATCTAAATTTGATGCAGATAGATTATTATCTCGTTGGGATTATGAATTAAATGTTGATAAGAATGGAAATAAATTAAGTCCTAAAGATGTAAGTTATAGTTCTAACGGGATAAACAAAATAGGTTACTGGTTTAAATGTTTATATCATCCCGAACATGGATCGGAATTGAAAAGTATTAATAATTTTACAGGTGGGAAACAAAGTCTTAACTGTAATAAATGTAACACAATAAAACTCACTCATCCAGAATCAGTAAAATATTTAGTAAATATAGATGATGCTGATAAATATTCATATGGTTCAATTAAAGAGTTACCTATGAGATGTCCAGACTGTGGGTATGAGAAAGAAATTGCAATTAATAAGTTAACAAATCATGGCTTTTCTTGTCCAAAATGCAGTGACGGAGTACCTTATTCTGAGAAGTTTTTGTTTAACTTTTTAGAACAACTTAAAGTTAATTTTATACCGCAATTGTCGAAAAGGACGATCAAGTGGTGTAATAATTATAGATATGATAATTATATTAAAGGTATCAATTGCATAATTGAAACCCACGGAATTCAACATTATGAGGACTCAAATAATAATTGGGCAACATTAGAAGAAACACAGGATAATGATTTTGATAAAGAATGGTTGGCTAGATTGAATAAAATTAAGAATTACATAATTTTAGATTGTAGAAAAAGTGAATTGGAATGGATTAAAAATAGTATTATGAAGTCTAGATTACCTATATTATTAGGATTTAAAGAATCAGATATAGATTGGTTGAAATGCCATGAAGCAGGGAGCATTAACCTAGTAAAAACAGTATGCGACATGTGGAAAGGAGGGATTAAAACAATCTCACGATTGGCAAAGTTGTTTAAATTAAATAAAACAACAATAAAAAAGTATTTAAAACAAGGAGCAGAATTAAGTTGGTGTGATTATAATTTTGAACAACAAAAAGCTGATAATTTAAAAACTAAGTATGAAAAAATATCTAAAAAGGTAATTTGTTTAACAACAGGAGAAGTTTTCAATTCTCTAACTGATGCTAGTAGATATTACAAAATTGATAATAGTTCTCTATCTAAATGTTGTAAAAATAAAATCCTTTCGACCGGAACACACCCAGAAACAAATAAACCATTAAGATGGATGTATTACAATGTATATATATTAAAATTAAACGAAAATTAGTTTTATAAATATATTAGTAGAAAGTGATATCAAAATGAATCAAAATGAAATAAGCAATATAAATATATCTTCTTATTTCATTTATCATAAGCAAAATGAAATAAGGAATAATACAATTAAGGAGTGAGTATATATGCTCGTAAAAATAGGTGATACAATCTATGATTCTACTCAAGTTCCTATTCTATTAATTTTAGATCAAGAAGAAAAAGAACTTATTGGCAATATGTCAGAGGATAATAATAAATATTGCTCATTTCCTGATGATGTAAATGCTGATGATATTATTGATTTTTCTATAATTGATAAATAAAATTTAATTAAAAGGAGAAATGATAATTATGAGAAATAATGTAAACATTGCAAATAAGGAAGTTCTTTCAAACAAGGAATTAGAGGCAAAACATTATGCTCGAATGATGGGATTCTTGACTGCTGATTTTGAGGGAAGAGATTTTAATGAATGTGATATCATTTTGAGGCAAATTATTAAAGTTGCTTATGAGTTGTTAAATGAGAAAGATGATAGGGTTATAGGATTTGTTCAATATTAGGTTCAGATAAGGTGATACATAAAGTCAAGTAATGAAGTAGTAAAGTCATAAAGTAAGAAATAAAATTATATTGACGCTGTATTGTAATTAATATATAATAATTATATGGATGTAGTACAGAGTCAATGAAAGGATGTGAGAAATGTGGCAAAGTCTATAAACCTAACTCCCAGAGAGAAGAAACCTAAGAAGCAAGATAAGTATAGTGAAATTTCAGACATCAAAAAAGAATTTAAATTCCCTATAAAAAGCAAAGCAATTTATGTTGGAATGACTACAAACTATAAGGGTTTAGAATCTACTATTATTAAGCATAGTAGAAGAAAAAATAATGATTATTATAAAATTGAATTTGATGATGGAGAACAATTAGATTCTATATCTAGCGTGTATTTAAGAACATTAGAAGAGTATGAATTAGAATTGAGTCAAACTGAAAATAAATCAGAAGATAATATTGAAATATCTGATGAAGAAATAAAAGTTATTGAAAATGGGTATGTGCCTTATAAGAATCGTTTGTCCTGCTATTCGCAACTTGACTATTATCATAGGAATTGTGGGGGCTGTACTCATAGGAATCAATGTATTTATAGATTTAAAGGGATATATGATAAAATTAAATTTTAGATAAGAGAGGAAGATTATATGAAAACACAAATTAATAAGTTTGAAAATGACTGGGTAGATGCAAAAAACAAATGTCGTACAACAGTTAATAAAGATGCAACAGATACAATGCCAAATAGCGAATTTAAAACTAAATTATTAATATCTGAGCATAGTCCTATAAGATTAATCAAAGTTAATTGGATTTGGAAAAATATTAAATCATGGATCTCAGTTCATTTTTCTAGACATAAGTGGGAATGCTTCATATCTACTCAGAGAAGCGACAGAACAGGTATAGATAGGGATAAAGAACCTCAAGGGACATTAGTTACCTTTGAAGGTGTTGCAAACGCTCAGAACTTAATTGACACAATGAGAAAGAGACTATGTTATCAGGCCAGTAAAGAAACTAGAGAATTGGCAGAAGATTTAAAGATTGTAACAAAATATACTGAACCTGAAATGTCTGATACATTTGTTCCTAATTGTATATATCGCTGTGGATGCCCTGAATTTTCAGAATGTGGATTTTGGACTAAATTTAAAAATAGATGTAGTGAAGATCAATTAACAAGTATAGAGTCAAGATATAAAATTTATAATAGTGACTTTTATTATAGAATGGAGTATCCAAATGAAAAATAACATTGTGGTAATTTGTTCATTTAGTGGAGCAGGAAAAGATACAATTACAAAATACATATCAGATAATTATAACTACAAAATGGTAATATCTCATACATCACGCCCCGTGCGACCATCAGAATCAGAAAATAATCCATATCATTTTATTACTAAACAACAATTTGAAGATATGATTGCACAAGAAGAATTTATTGAATGTAGAAAATATAATACACTTGTGAATAATGTGCCAGATGTTTGGTATTACGGCTTACATTGCGACAGCATTAATTTATCAAAACATAGTTATGTAGTTGTTTTAGATATTTTAGGATTAATCGAACTCAAGAAACATTTCAAAGACAACATCATATCATTTTTCATTGATGTAGATGAACCAACTAGAAAACAAAGAGCAATTGGTAGAGATGGATTTGATGAAACAGAATGGAATAGGCGTAAATTAGATGATGAAGAGCAATTTACATTTGAGATAGTTAATCAAGAAGTAGATTATATGGTTAGTAATTATGATTTTAATGAATGTGTGAAATATATTTTAGAAAAGATTGGAGAGTGTTGATTATAAAAACTAGACTGTATCTCGATTTTGACAATGTTCTTGTAAATTCTACCAGAAGTTTCTGCGAATCTTACAACATTCTATACAAATATCATAAAGATTTTACTCCTGCTAACTGGGAGTTAGTAGATACTTGGAATTTTGAAAATCAATGTAAATTACTTAAATCTGAATCAAATGTATTAGAAATATTTGAAACTCCTATATTCTTTAAACTACTAAAACTAATAAGTGATAATACATATGAAATTGTAAGAGAATTAAATGAAAAATATCAGATAATTATAGCTAGTATAGGAACTCCTATGAATCTATCTCTTAAATCGCTATATTTGCAAGAAACTTTACCATTTATTAAGGATTATATTCTCATGTATAATGATGGAGTGAAAATGAATAAAGAAATTATTCAAATGGATTATCCTGATTCTATTTTTATAGACGATGTGACAACTAATTTGGATTCGTCTAATGCTGTAGATAAATATATTTTTGGGAAAGAATATCCATGGAGTAAAACAAATGACTATAAGAGATTATGGAATTGGACTGATGTTGCAAAAGAACTGTTGTAAAATTACAAAATATAAACACAAAGGGGAAATAAAATAATGAACTATAATAATGAAATTTGTGATAAATGTACTCGTATCTCTTCATGTACTCACCCTTGTTCTAGTTATCAAGATTATATGTTTTTACATAATTTAGAAAAAGCATATAAAGAAGAAATTCTTATTGATCATGTTGATTACAAATGCAAAGATAATGACATTGAAAATTTTCTAGAATTCGGTGTTGAAAGCATAGAATGGTTGAGAGTGGTAAATTGCCAAATCCCATATACTGAATTGCTAGATAAGAATGCATTAAGTGAATATTTTAAAAGTGAAAATGAGAAATATTGTGAAGAACAAGGTATATGCCCAGTTTGCAGAAATCCTTTGATTGAATTTGCTGAAAAAGAAGATGGAATGACTAGTGAGAAATATTGGGCTTGTAGTTATGGATGTTAAGAAAGGAGGGAATACAAATTAAATGAATTACAAAAAACCTTGCATAATTAAAGTTTGGTATTGGAATTACAGAGCAAAAGGAAATCAGTATCAACATGACAATAAACAAATTCATTTTGAAATATTGCAAGATAATGAAAGAATTGCATTATTGACTTGGTATTTACCTGATTTTCTTGATGGAATTGAATTAGTGAATCAATTCATGATTAATAAATATAGAGTATTGAATATGTTAGCAAAGATTAATTATTCTTCTAATTTTGAGAGTGGTAAATTGAATAGTGATTTAGTAAAGATTGTTATGGGTGAAAATGATGTTAGAGTGTTTTAAAAGCATTAAAAAATAATAAATTAAACGAAGAAGGAATAATTAATAATGGCAAAGATTAAACAAATTAATTGCAACAAAAACAATAAGAATATTAAATATCAAGTTAGATTTGGTGTAAATCTATTTGAAGAAGGCAAATCGGTAGTATTTGGAAAACCTACATTTCTTAAAACAATTGAGAAAGCAAAAGATGAAGTATATAGAACTTACAATACTGCAATTAAAGAAATGTTTCCTGATGCAGAATGTGGTGAATTGATTATGGTTAGTGATTTAAAATGCGATTGTGGATGTAATTATGAATATGCTAAGTATGAAAATAGTGAGGTGGAACTGTTTGGTAGGATGGATGGAGAATTTTTTGGCGGTGAGTTTTATGTTGAGATTGTGAAGGCATAGCAATAATGGTTTTGGGCAAGGGTGCTGAAAGGCATCCTTCTTTAAGATTGTTAAATTAATAAGAAATATTTAGGGGGTAATAAGATAGAAAATATTAATTATTTAATCGGAAATATCATTGATATGAAAAATGGACAAGTTGAAATATTAGATATTGGTCGATATAAAAATAATAATAAAAAATATACAATCAAATGCTTAAAATGCAAGGACATAAGAACTATAGGGGATAAAGGAATATTAAATAAATCAGAATGTACTAATTGCTCTAAAAATAAATTTAAATTATCTGACGATGGTACATATTGGATAGGAACTACGCAGGATGGAATTGATTTCTGGTTTGACGGAGATGAAGAAATGATATCTTACGTAAAATCAAAAACATGGAGTATGAGTAATGGAAGTAATAGCTATATCAGGAATGGTAAACATGAAAGGTTACATAGAATAATAATGGGGGTTAAAGATCCAAATATATATGTAAATCATTTAGGTGGAAATAGATGGGATAATAGAAAAAGTAGTTTGTCTATTTCAGATTGTGTAGATAACACTAAAGAAAGAAATAAAACTTCTAATAATAGTGGAATAGTGGGACTTAGAGGAAATGGAGAAAAATGGTTTGGTAATGTAAATATAAATAATAGACTAATATATAGTATGACTAAAGAAAGAAATGAAGCATTAATAGATTTACTTATTATGCAACGAGAATATGGATACAGACATAATATTGATAAATATCATTTATTAGAAAATATAACACAAGAAAGAATAAATGAAGTATTAATCTTAGTTAAAAATCAATTAGAGAAACAACAAAAAAATCCTATAAATATTGCAAATAATAGATATGAATTATCAGAATGTGGGACATATTATAATATATATGATAAAAAAGGTAATAGTTTTAAGATTAGTATAGAAGATAAGACCAAAACAGAAAAAGGAATTTGGCATATAAATAAAAAGAAAAATAATTCATATGTTCATGGTTCTGTAGTTATAAACAAAATAAAAAGTTATGTTTTATTACATAGATATTTAAATGATTTGATAGACATAAAATATAAGAATTTCTTTATAGATCATTTGAATGGGATTGGAACGGACAATAGAATCTCTAATTTACAAATTACAAATCTAAAAGGTAATAATCAAAATCAACCAGGTTTGGGGTATACTGAAACAAAAGGTAGTTACAAAGCTTTTATTACTGTTAATGGTAAATACAATTGCAAAACATTTAAAACTATAGAGGAGGCCATACATTGGCGTAACGAACAAAAAGAAATGGCTATGACTAACAGAACAATGTTTAAAAATAAACAAGAAATAGATGAATATTTAAAAACAATACAAACTCAAAGAGAATCACTTACTTTAATACAATAAGAATAAAACCTCTAAGATCCATCACACCTAACAATAACATCATTAATCCCACTATTTTCAGGCAAGCAATCAACAATCATACTAAGATATTTTCCCTCTATCCAATCCACAGCAAATTGACTTGAACAATTAAGTATTAACTTTGTCTCCTGTATTTCTGGTATGATGGGTAATATCCAAGCAGACAGAGAAGCAGG